CAATACCCTCTGGAGATGTTACCGCATTATCCGTTACATTTATTGCCGTTTTTGTCCAATCTGCACTATTAAAATACTCACTTTGAGTAAACAAATTCGTCCTACTCGGCTCCAATAAAAGAGACGGACACGAAGCACCCCCCGAATAATCCAATCTCGGTAGGTTGTCCGTGATGCCTTCGTAGACGGCTGCCGTTGTCGTTTCTATATAGTCCGTTGCTACGAGACCTTGTTCAAGTTGGGCGCCAAACAAATATGCGCCACTTGTGCCATTTCCAGCGTAAGAGGCTGGGGTGTCATTTTCGTAAACAAAATAATATTGGTAAACATTTGGCGAACCCGATTGTGTTTGCCAAGTCATTTTCAAACGATACCACCCATTCGCTAATATCTCAACGCTACCAATAGGGCTTCCCGTTGCCGAAACGATAGAAAAAGAGCCATCCGATAGGTTGAAAATTATTTTTGGATTGTTCGCACCATCGTATCCCTCCAACATTATATAGTTATACCCATTCGCCTTTGCGTAGATGCTTTGCGAAATTGGCGCATTTGCGGACATTCCAAGCGCACTACTTCTAATATAATGACTTTGAATATCTGTATTTGGCGTAAATGTTGTTGCCGTAATTGCACCATTAACGGGATTGGCAATGCTATTTGCGGAAATATCAATATAACCTTTTGTCCAATAGCCATTGGTATAATCCTCACTATACAAAGTCAAGTTCGCTCTCTCCTTCTCAATCAATCCCGATGCATTCACACGGGTTGCCGTGTCCGTTCCTCTGCTAAAGGTGAAATCTCCACTACCATCCGTTGGTTTGATAGAATACAATTTATCTTCCTTGACTCCACTTGGAATCATTACCAGACTCGCATTGTCGTAAGTCGTTGCCATATTAGTTTAATTCAAATAATTTATCATTCAAGCAGTTCGCCTCTACGACTGCACCATCTTCTACCATTCTATCCTTGTAAGAGTCAAACACATTATAATAGTTCAACATCCCTAAACCTTGCAAACCTTTAACGGCACATCCCTCAATAGAACCACCATCAGCCTCTAACCTCGTAGTGAATTGGTCTACATAATCTTTAGCAGGAGCGAAACAAGCAATAGCTGCCTCGTTCTGTATAGAGAGCGTTGTTTGGCTTCGCTTACCCCAATAGGTCTCACAATATATCTTTCCCCAATTACTCATTCTCTAATTTCTTTACAAGTGTTTTCAGCTTCTTTAGGTTAACCTCCTTAACCTTGTAGCGTTTCTTACAAGTTCCAGCCGTTGAAGACTGCGTCTTTGTCTGGGTGTATGTCATCGTTATTGTTGGTATAGTATTCTGGGTATGTAGACTGGTTGAAAGACATAAAGTCAATGAACCTACGAGTATAGTGTTCAGCAATGTCTCTATGTTTATTCGTTAAGAAGTCTACCTCTTCTTTCTCCATTGCAATACTGTTCTCTGCCGTGTGCTTGTAAGCACCTCCATTACCTATCGTATAGGCAGCGTGAGGTAAGTATTCTACCATAGCCCAATGAATCAACATAGGCTGAATGTAATCGTCTAATAGCGTTGCATAAGCAGCAGGTAATGTATCTGCAATGATATCATTACGCAACTTGTCGTACAACTTTGTACCGAGATAGTTTTGGATGTGAATCTCTTGAGCAATCTCTATGAACTGCAAGAACTTGTCACTATCTACATTTCCAGAGATTACGCTATTGCGTACTAAATCGTCTCTCTTTATGAATAATACCTTTGCCATTATCCTTTATAATTAGGGTGATGCCCTTGTCTTGGCATATCAATAGGAGCAGTTGCCACCTCTTTAGGGTTCTTCGGCAATTTAAACCCTGCTCTTACCGCTTGGTTAACATTTACAAACTTTGTTCCTTGCAGGGCATTACCTCCCCATTCAGTTCCGTCTTTCTTTAATCGTTTCTTGTAGATTCTACGCTCCCATCTATGGTAGCAGTTTACACCGCCCTTGTACTTAAATAGTGAGTAGTTCTTGCCCTTGTGTCCGAACTTCTTGTTCACACCTCTTGCACTCATCTGCCCAATGTCTTCCTTACGGTACAACATCTTTTTAGACAACATAGTCTTGCAGAAATCTCTGCTATCTCCTACGGGAGTTTTAGAAGTGCCTTTAGAGTATTTGTAACGGACTTTGTACAACTTGGTGTCTTGGTTACTATCCTGCGTAGCGGAGAGGCTTACAAGCCCGTTTAAATAGCCCTCAACATCAAAGTCTTCGGGTTCATCATCTCCTACATCTTCTGCATCTATGAGTTCCCACTCATCGGTTGGCTCTTCCTCGCCCAAGTCAGCCAATGCATCTAACATCTCGTGGGCTAACTCGTCATCAAGAAAAGGGCGGCTATCGTCCCCCAACTCTACTTTGCTTAATTCTTCTTTTGTCTCCTCTGTAATGTCACCTTGCAACTCCAATGGTTGTAGTGTCTTGAAGAACACATTCAATGAAGCACCATTCACCGCAAGGATGTCATCAATAGCATCTAATATCAACTCTTGGATAGGTCGTACAACCGTGTTGTGGAATAAGAGACTTGCAGTCTTTAATTCATCAGCATTGTTACCCAAGCCCGTATTGTCCTTAATACCCATCAACATAGGTGAGGTAACTCTATGGGCTACCATCAACTTACGCATACTCTCGTCTGCTAAAAACTGATACTGCTCACTTGCATCGCTTAATTGTACTGGCTCAATAGAGGCAGCCATCTCTTTGTTGTCGTTAAACGCCAAGATAAACTTACCAGAGTTACTTGAACCACTAAACTTTTGAATGATTCGTCTCTCTATAAGCTCACGCTCCTCTTCAGTAGGTACTCCGTTGTTGAAGTTAATCAACATACTCGGTGAGAGTCCGTTCTTAATGTTGTTGATGTGGTAGTTAGCTACCTCCTCTTCCAACTCTGCATAAGGTAAACCACCTTGATAGTCTACTGGTGAGTAGTAGTAAAATCCACTACGATAAGGCTTGATACAATAAATCTCTAACCCTTCACCCTTCTCTCCATATCCAAAGGCAGGAATGCGGGTAGGCTCAAAGCCCTTCTTACGAATCTTTGTCCAATCTTTAGAGTAGTAGTATCCCGTAACCTCTCCGTCATCATTCATCTTCTCAAAGCGGAGTGTCTCAATAGGCATATGCTCTACTTGTACAATCTTCGTCTTGTCCTTGTTATAGATAACTTGGAATGCTGCTTGACCCATTGCCTTTAAATCAAAGGTCACCTTTCTCATACAAGTACGAGAGAAGAGACTCTTCATCATAGCATACTCATCGGGCTTACGAGAAGCATCTGTAGCATACAGACCCTTACCATAGATAAGTTCAGTCATACCATTGATAATGGCATTGTTTGTAGCACTTCCGTTGTACCTATCTATAAGGAACTGAAAGTAGTTGTTGTCATCTCCATAAGCTACCCACTCCTTTCGGTTGTCTTCAACAACTTGAGGGGTAGTGTGCGATGCAAGATTTACGATGCGTATATTGCTCATCGGTATATGTATTGATTATCATTATCAGTATCCTCGTAGTAAGTGAACTCACCACTATTGACACTAAACTTCTCAAGATTCGTTTGATTCGTACAATAAACCTTACCTCTATATATCTCGTTAGAGCCACTTACTTTAATGTTGTAGTATCTACCCTCAACAAAAGTATAAGAAGGCGTTACAACCAAGAAATTAGTGCTTATCGTAGCCGTTAGAGATTCTGTAGCAGAGGTATTAGTCTCCTCATCGGTAATAACTACCGATACACTTGTTTCAAATGCTCTTGGGACAAATGTTATAGCTTTGTTTGTTGTAGTAACTATATGCATAATAAGTTAACCACAAGAGAGGTAAAGTGTTATCAAAAAGAAAGGGCAACCCCGAAGAGCTGCCCTAACCAAACCAAAACACCTATGTAGTGTCCTACAAATATACTACTTTATTATGAAAGCACAATAGTTGCAGTTGCAGAAGTCATACCATCAAATGGGTCTCCTGCAATCGCTCCATCAATGAAGTTAGCAGCAGTACGCTCCATAGCGTTGAATGTAAGAGTGTATCCAGATAGGTCACCCATTGCAGCACCACTAACGATAGTACCACCAGTAACATCAGCACCATTCTCACGACCTACCAAGTAAGCGTTTCCGTTGTAGTCTTCTACAACAATGTGAGGTCTGCCGTATGCCATCAACTTCAACTCGTTGTTATCCTCTTTGCTTAATTGTGGCAAAGTAAGGTTAACCGCTTGGTCAAAGAAGACTGTTCCATTTTCACGAGAAGCATTGATTGTCTGCTCTACGCTTGAAGCACCCTTCAACTCGTATTTGTAAGCAGAGAATGCTCCCGTCATATCAGTTACCTCATCGGAGGTAAGAGAAATCGTACCTAAATCACCGAAGTCTACGAAGTAAACCGCTTTGATTCCACCTACCGACTCACGGCAAGGTAAAGCACGACCTTTTGTTAAATCACAAGCCATATTCTTTATTTTTTTTATAAAAAAGGGCAGACAAGCATATGCCTACCTGCCCCTTCAATTATTAACTAAACTACTTCTTATGTGTAGTAAACGATGTCAGCACCAATTCCGTGTTGTACACCCGCAGTAAAGCGCATAACTACACGAACATTTTGAGAACCATCAAGGTCAGCCATATCAATTAGCTTCACCTCGTTGTGGTCAGCCAACAAACCAGTACCGAAGAACAAGTTTGATTTTTGAGCAGCTACCATATCGTTGTCTGGCATACCAGAACATACGAACAATTTAACGCCATCAAAAGCTAAATCGCCTCCGTTGAACCAAGTAGTACCAGCGTTGTTCACACCATTTCCTCCAAGACCGTTAGCACCGAATCCACCTAATGCACGAACATAAGCACGAGCGATAGATTGAGATACATAGATGTACAAGTCTTCTTTTCCGTAAACCGCAGTTGGGATAGCATCAACTACTTTACCCAATTCTGTGATAACATTAGCAGCAGTAACTGTAGTACCTACTACATCTACAACTGTTGCATCAGCAGCCAACAAAGCAGTAAAGCCGTCAAACTCTCCAGCAGTTGCAGCAGCACCTTGCCAAATGTTCTCTTCAGTCTTCTGTGCTACTTTAGCAGCGATGTGACCGATTAAGAAATCAGCGAATGATGGAGGAAGGCTATCAAAAGCCGAGTAACCCATTTGGATTGCTTCCCAATCGTTGTGGAAATCTTTCTTACATAATTCCAAGTTTACTTGGAACTCATCTGGTTGAAGGATACGCTCTGCAAGAGTAACTGTGCTTTGGTCAGCGAAGTCACACGCAGCGTCTTTTACCAATGCGTTAGTAGAAAGAGTTTTCATTACCTCTTTGTACTTAACATTTGGTTTTACAGTAATACCGCCACCTTCAATGGTGTCGGCTGATAACAATGCGGCAGAGATGTATTTTCCTGCAAACTCTCCAGCATATGTAGTTGTGATTGATGTAGCCATCTTTCTATTTATTTAATTATTGATTGTTGT